TCCAATATCAGTTTGGCCTGATTCCAAGGATATTTGGTTTGAATCTGTCAAATCATAAACCTGTTTTGAAGTTGTAACTGCTATAGATGCACTATAATAAGTTACATCTCCTCCACTACCAGCCTCTGCACCATAAGAATTTGCAATTGTTATTAGTCTACCATGGTTAGGCGTTATTTCTTTGTGCGTAAGATTACTACCAGTTGCAGTACCCTTTAAAGTTAATAAATTTTCCTTTATATTATAGTAATTTACCTGAGAGCTATATTCACTGACTGCTTCTTCAAAACAGGCAAAGAAAGAGCTAGATTGTAGTTCTATATCGACTATTGGATAGCCTAATCGTTTTGCACACCATTTAGCGGTATTAATAGATGCAGTTTGAAATACAACATCAGAATCGTATATACCAAATGGTGTATCATTATCATCATTCCATGTTGCTGTTCCATCCCAAATTGGTATTTTTGTTGCCATATTATCCTCTTAAAGTTAACAGTGTTGTTCGTATATAAATATCAGATTTATCTATTAAATATTAGTGTTTTAATAATATTTTACATGCCTGTTAACATTTCAAATACTTCATCTATAGCTGGATGCCTGTGATTATCTAATAGTATTCTTTTGTATACAAATTGAGATTCTGTTATTTTAGATATATCAACTATTGCTGAATAGTTTTTATCCTTTAAATCTATTTGTTGATTGTCTCCACAGAATATCATTGTTGAACCTTTTCCTAATCTACCTAAGGCCATTCTAAATTGTGATCGCGTCAAATTTTGAAATTCATCTATAATTACTACACTGTTTTCAAATGTTCTACCTCTAAAATGTGCTAAGGATACTAGTTCTATTGATTCGTCTTTTTCTAGTTTTTCTAATATAAGAGGCTTATTATATACCTTTCTCATATTACTTCTAATAGGTACTAGCCAAGGTTCCATTTTTTCTTTTTCAGATCCTGGTAAAAATCCGTTATCTTCTGTAGAAACAGTAGGTCTCGTAATAATTATCTTGTTTATCATTCTTTTAAAAAACATATCAAGTGCTACCTGACATGCTAGTAGTGTTTTACCGCTACCTGCTTTACCTACTATAAAATTATAAGGATGATGTAGCATTGCTTGCTTTGCTACTTTTTGTTCTTCTGACAAGGTTATTGAGAATTTAATGTTTCCTTTTGGTGCCGATTTTTCTATGTTTTGCTTTGCCATATTAACCTCTATTATTTAATTGTTATTTACTATAAATATCAGAGCATAAAAAAAGGAGCTAATTTCTTAGCTCCTCTTTTAACATAATATACTAAAGTTTAATATTAAACTCTGTTTAATCCAGCAATGTGGATTTTACCATAGAATTCTGGACGTACCATTTTCTTAGCATAACGAGTCATTACACCTTTACGTGGAGTAAAGTTTGTAGGATCGTAAACCAGTGGAGTCATAATCAATGGAATATACGGCGCGTAAACAGCTCCAGTTTCAAGGAATTGTGTTCCTCTAAATCCTAACAAGATAGTTGCTTCTTTCATGTAAGGGTTTTTGTAAACTGTAAATCTACTATTTAATGCACCAACTTTTTGAACACCCATTGCAAATGATGTAGCATCACCAGCAGTATCTGCAGCATATCCTGGAATTGATTCTAAGATAGTTGCAACTTCTGGAGAAGTAACTAGGAAGTTTGCACCGCCTCTCATTGTTTTTTGGTGTATTTTGTTCGAAACTTTTTGTATTTTAGTACCTAAAGTTTGGAACCAAGTAAATTGAGTATATGCTTCTGCAGCTGTTGGGCTTACATAAGCACTTGTACCATCATAAGATTCTCCTAATGCAGCAGACCAGTGATCAGTCGTATTAGCATTTTGGATTAACATATCAATAATTTCTAAATCAATTTCCATTGAGATATACTCAGATAACATAGAAGTTAATTCAGCTTCTGCATCGATAGAATGGTAAGCATTAAGATCTTGAGCGAACTCAGGAGACCATGCAGCTTTCAGTTTTCTAGTCTTAGCAACAATCGCTTCACTTCTTAACTGTACATCGATTTGTGGAATTCCAACATCTTGAGTTGCTAATGATTTATCAACATCAGCACCTGCCATCTCAAAGTCATTTCTTAAATCTGCAGTTGTATTAACTGAGAAAGAAACGTTAGTAACAACAGCAACAGAAGTTCTTCCTGCAGCTGGAGTTGTTGTTTGAGCTAAAAAGAATGAAGCAGAAACTGCTTTTGCAGTATCTGTAGTTTTAACACCATTTGCATCAGTTGCAAAGTTGTATGCACTGTAAACCTCGTGGCTACCGTAAACATGTCCAGTTTCTACTGGTGCAACAGATGTAGCTCTTAATGTATTTAAGTCAATTGTAAAAGTTCCGTTAGTTAAATTGTTAACATCTGTAGACAATTTAATTGCAGAACCATCAGAAACTGAAGCAGATAATGCAGATGCAAAACCTAATTCCGCCCATGAAGCTGATGCAGGAATTACTTTACCTGCAGCTAAAGATACATTTTTAGTTGCATCAGAATATCCGAATTTACCAGCACCATAAAGACCACCTTCAGCGTCAGCGTCAGATTTTGATGTGTTACCCATAAGGTCGGCACCTGAAGTTTGTTGTGTTCCGTTGTCGTCACCATATTTAAAGTCTAAGAAAAATACTAGACCTGATGGTAAGTTCATTGGTTGTACTGAAACAAAGTCTTTTGCAGCAATTTCACCAAATACTCTACGTACTAGTGGAAGAGCAACTCCTGACCATTGTTCTTTTGAAGCTGTACCGCTTGAAGTGTTTGATGCTTCATCGATAAGCTGTCTAGCTTGGTTTTCTAATAATACAGCCATTCCTGACTTGTCATATTCTTGGTCTATTCCTTCTAAAAGACCAGTCTTATTCCATTTAGAAACCAAACCTCTTGTTTGTGCTAGTTGGTTGTTATACGCATCACCAGCACTGTTTAATAAGTTTGAAATGTTTTTTGACATTTTTTTTTCTCCTAATTTAAGCGGTTTATTATAGTAAACCTGCTAATTTTTTCATTCGGTTATTGAATTGGTTTGCTTCAACAATTACAGCTTTTGCTGGTCTTGTAGATTTAGTAGCTTTAGATGCATATCCTTCCTTTAAAGAAGATTTTCTAGTTGCACCAGAGCTTAATGATTCAGCTAGTGTAGAAAATACTAATTTAACTTCTCTTACATTTGCAGCTCTATCAAAAGTTTCGATAACTCTCATTTTTTGACCTTCTGTCAAGTTGTGAGATCTAAACAATTTGTTAGAGAACAAAAGTTTTGCATTTAATAGGTTAACTTCATTGATTGTACCCTTTAAAGACCTTATAGCAGAATAAGCTTCTTCTAATTCGTCTTTTAATTCATCAACATTGTCATCTTCAGTTTCAGTAATTTCTTCTTCGTCTTCATCTTCTTCTCTAAGAGATTTGATGATTTCCTCAAGATCCATTTCTTCATCTTCAGCAGCTACAGGCTCTTCCATTTCTTCGTCTTCCATTGCAACAGGATCTTCCATTTCGTCCTCCATTGCTACTGGTTCGTCTTCCATTTCTTCACCTTCGTACGTACCTTCTTCAGCTGTTTCTTCGTCTTCAGCTTCCAATTCTTTAATAATTTCTTCAAGTTCTGCATCTAGCTCAGATTCTCCAGTAACGTCGTCGTCATCGTCGTCGTCATCGTCGTCATCTTCAGTTACTTCTTCTTCTTCGCCTTCATACGTTTCCTCGATTTCTTCTTCATCTTCATTTTCAGTTAACTTATCAACAACAGTATCGTCGCCTTCAGTTCCTGCAGATGCAGATGATGTTTTTGTTTCAGCTTTTTCTTCGTCATTACCATCAGCTACTTTTACTCCGCCAGATCCAATATTAGATGAAACAGATTGTTCTTCAACAGTATCTTCGTCTTCATCTTCCATTTCTTCTTCGATCTTTTTAGAAAGCATTGATTGTAATTTCGGTGTGAAAGCTTCTTCAAGGGCCAATTTAGCATTTGCAATAGCAGTTTCTCTAACAGCTTTAGCGTCAGCAATAGCCTCTTTAAGCAAATTTGATTTGTTTGCCATGAGTTTTTCTCCGTAATATTTTAATTTGGAAATAAGGTTATTGAGAACCTTAATAGATTTTTTTATTTAGCTTTTTACACTATATAGAGGATAGTGTGTTTTTCAGCTTCTTCTTTATATAAATATATACAAATATACCTAAAAATAAAAAAGGGAACAAAAAATGTTCCCTTAATTTAAAATACTTATGTTTTACTACTATTATGAAGCTTTTCCATCCATAATAGCTGTCCAGCATGGATGCCATCTATCATATCCTTTTTTAATTCTTTCTCGATACTGTTGGTCTCTTATGGCCTCCTCTTTCTTTACTCTTCTTTTCATAGAAGGTTTAGTATAGTATCTCTTTTCTCTTAAGGTCATCATAGTATCTGCATCTTTTAATTGTCGCTTTAAATACCTTAATCCTTTTTCAAGAGTACCATATTCTGCATCAGGTATTTTTACCCCTAATCCACATCCTGGGACATAAAATTCTTCTCTTCTATGTCTTTTGCCTTTAAAAGGTCTTTTTTTGAAATCGTTGTTTCTTTGTTTCATAAATTTATTTTTAGTTAAACGTTTAATTACTTTAATATAAACAAAAAAAATGACATATAAAAATATATGCCACTTAATTTCACTTTTATTATTTTTATCTAAGATCGATATAGTCTTTACTTGCATCTACCTTTTTAAGATCTAGTTTTAATGTTTTAAAATATTTTTGTATACTTCTTGCATATTTAAGCATTTCTTTTTGATAGTATTTTTCTTCACTCCAAGCTTCTTTATCACCAGACTTTAACTTATTGGCTTTATCTCTGTCTGCACCTTTTACTGCACTATTTTCTGCTCGTAAATAGTACTCAAAATCTTGTAGTATATCTCTATATCCTCTACTTATTTTAGTAGCTGAATCATTCCAACCAGAAGAAACCTTTTTCTTCTTTAACATATCTAATTGTTTATCAACAGACGCCTTATACATCTTTGTCACAGCATCTACCATTTTAATTATTTGTTCGCCTGGACTAGAATTTGCTAATCTATCTCTTAGCATTGTTTCGTATCTACTTCTGTTTTGTTGGGCAGTTGATTTTGCACCAATAAGGGCAGTTGCTCCTACTTTTGCAGCTGCTCTACTTGCCCTTAAGTCTTTAGAATCTCCTATTTTACTAAGGTCAATAGTAATTACTTCATCAGCAACCTCTTTAAACCTTTTATAGTTATGTAGAGCGTCTAAATTTGTTCCCATTGGAGAACCAGTATTACGGCCTTTAGATTTTTCACCGGTAGCAGAATATGTTGTCTTACCAGTACTTCTGTCGTATCTATCTCTACTAACGTGAATCTTTTCTTTTTTTCTAGTTACACCAATAAGTCCTGGTCTAATTGTCATATCATACATATAGCCACTTCCGGAATATGGATTTTTCTTAGCTTTATTTACAAAAAAGAAGTTGACTAGTTTAGGGTTAGGACCTTTTCCAAAAGCTTCTTCTGGTGCGTTTGCCCAATCTACACTATATGTTTTAGCAAATGCTTGAAAGAATTTTGCATCTGTTCCTTTTAATTTACTATATAATTTGCTAGCAGTCTTAGACTGAAACTTTTCAGACAATAGTGATTTTACCAACGCCTTTTTTATTGATTCTCTAATTATAGATCTTAATTTTGAATTTTTCATTACCATTTTCTCACAATTGTAGTTTTACCTTGTTTTCCTGTTACTATTCCCCAACGTTGACCAGTAGGTCCTCCAACTTTTGGAGACATGGTTTCATTTTTAATAGCTTTAGAAACGGTTTTTCTTCTATTTGCTAAATATTTATCAGATTTGTCTTCGTCACCGTCATTATCAATATCACCATCCTCTTTACCAACTGGATCAAGGGCTTCAGATGTATCATAGTATCTTCCAAGCTTGTTTCCTAAGTCTTCATAAAGAGACTCTAATCTATTTTGTAAACCTGCAGCCTCTAAAGCTGTTTTTTCAAATAGTTTAGCAGAATTAGTTATTTCTTTTACATCACGCTTAACAGTAACACCATCAAACCAATCTTCTGTTTCTCCTAATATAAAGTTTCCAGCACCTGAAGATAGTTGGTTCATGGTTTCAGCTAATCCTTTTAGGTCATGTTCTCTATATATTTGTTTTCCATATTCATTAAACTTTTTCATTGCTTCTAAAAAAGTTGTTTTTTGTTCAGGTGTTAATTTACCCTCAGTTAAAACTTGTTTTAATTTTATTGGCATTATATAATTCTCCTATCTTTTTAATACTACTATATGTTCTGTTGCTGCCGCTGATGTTGCACTAAACAATCCCATTTCATATATTCTTCCTGAATTAACGTCTACCTTATTGATTCCTTCCATGTTTATAATACCACCTCTAGATAATTCTACTTCTCCAGTGTATGTACTACCAGAATGATAAAATGCAGCTGCTCCTAGATTAGATCCTGTAAAATGTACTGTGGCATTTGTTACAACAATTGCCTCATTATATTTACCAAACGGTCCAAATTTAGCTAAATCTTCTGTTTTAAATCCTTTACTCATTATTTATCTCCACAACAATTTGTCTTTGCTAAATATGGTACCTCACACTTACCAGTCATCTCGCAAAGAATATCTGATACTAAGGAATTAACCTTATTATATTTATTGTTTATTTTATTTACACTATTGACACTTTCATTGACAGATGTTGTTGGTTGCATAAAGGCTCCATGAGTAGATGGATTAGAAACAAAGTCCCAACAAATTAACTCAAAATCGTCTTTTACTTGAACAGCACTATCACCGCCTTCGTATATTTCTTCTACACTACCTAATCCTCTTGAACTTATACCTAATTTTATACCAGCCTTTAATAATTCTTTAAGGATATTTCCAGCTGGAGTACCCAATACTTCTATTGTTCCCATTACATCATCACCTTTCCACCAAACGTCTTTTACGTTGTGAGAAACATTTTGTAAATTAACAACACTAGATTCTGGATGGTCAAGTTCTCCAAGAGCTCTTCTTTCTGTTATGTTTACTTTTTTATAATTTTTTACTTCACGCATTAATATTTCCTTTGGGTATACTCTACCATTTTGGTTTTTAGAGTTTGCCCTTTGTAAACAACCCGTAACGACAACTTTTCCACCATGCTTTCTTTCGGACTCAATAACAAGTTGAGGGGATACATTAAAGGTTGTATAATCTATTAGTAGGCTTTTACTCATTGTATTTCCCGTTAGGCTTTTTTATTATTTGTAGCAGCATTAAAATTTGCAAATTTTGCAACCTCAATTATTTGTGCTTCTTGTATTCTAAACAATCTAACCTGTTCATTCATTGGTAAATCCCAACCAATATACTCTTTTCCTTCAAAAATATGTGTCTTGTTTTTGATATTTGTTCTAAATTGTGGCCAAGTTACTACTGCTTGTCTAACGAATCTTCCCATGTTTTTTCCCCGTTTGTTTTATGATGCTATTTCTCTTAATTTATGTGATACTTTCATTAGTCGTTCAGCTATTTTTGTCATTCTAGGTTTAGTAGATTTCCAATAGTTATCAGATGATATTCCATCTTCAGTCTTTAGTTTAGCTGCTCTTCCAATAATTCTTTCAATTTCAAAAAGTTTTCTGTTAATTTCTTTTATTGCACCATTAACCTTTTGTCTTGAATTTTTTGTTTCGTCTTTTTTAAATGACGGATAGTTTTGATTATATAATTCCTTTACTATTGTATATCCTGTACTATTTGTTGCGTTTTCTTTTTCTTTTTTCTTATCTGAACCAAACGCGTTTGGAGTTTCGTATCCTGCAACATTGCTTGTCACACTTGCCTCTTCCAATTCTTCTTCATTGATGATTTCATCAATTATTTCTTTTAATTTACTACTAATTGACATTTCTAAATTCCTCTAATAGTTCATAAACGGTCATCATTGTTGACAAGTATGATTCGTTTACAGTTTTTGATTTTTCAATTTTTCTTAATTGATGCGCCACTTCTTTTAATTTAATTGAAGTAATCTTATCATCAACCTTATTTGCAAAAGATACAATTTTCTTTCTAGACGTTATTGCTTCAAGGTTTAAATGTTTTGACAATACACCTGTATTAGAAATATTATTTATATACTTTTTTACTAAACTAGATTGGCTAGAGTTTAATGCTTTGCCATATTTTTCATTAAACTTTTCTAACAATATTTTTTGACCCATTAACCTAATTGATTTATCTTGTTTAGAATATTCTTTTATTATTGACTCTTGGCTATTTTTTAAAACAACACTAGAAATATGTTCAACAATTGTATCTTTACTTAATAAAACAACCTTTGGATCATTTACACCAAGGTTTGTATGTGATTCAAATAATTTATATATAGAAGCATTTAATTTATAATTTGATATTTTTGTTCTAAAAAAATTATCTAAATCGTAGTGTTTTCTAATTTCCTTTATTAAATTATATTTTTGACGTTTAATTGTAGAATTATTTAATTTTTTTCTTTCAACTAAAACAATATCTAAAAACTTTTCAGCCTTTTCAGTACTTTCAAACTTTTCTTTTAATATTGTGTTATATAATTTAAGTTCTTTTTTTAGTGTAGTATTTTTACCAAAAAATTCCTTTACTATATTTAAGGCATTAGATTTTTCAATTCCATTTAATGTATCATTAGTAATTTGTCTAACTAACAATTCAAATAGGACACCTGTATTTTTTACTTTAGAGTGTTTTATTTTTTTGGCCATATTTTTATTCTTCCACCTTACTCGCTTGACTTATATTCATATATAAATATATAGAAACCTGTCTTATGTTATGTCTCTGTCGATTAAATTAGACTCGTCCAACATGCTATCCATTTTTTCCTTAAGTACTGATTTTTTATTTTTAAAAAGATCCATAGAATCCTTTATTTCTTTTGCCAATGGACTACCTTTTTTATATGTATGTTTAACTGATCTATCTCGATTTTTAACATCTCGTTTTCTAGTTTCTTTACCTAATGGGTCTCTACCTCGTGCACCATTGTCTGTACCATAGTAATCGCCTTCAACTGGTCTCCCAACATCTTTATCAGTTTTTCCATCCCTAGTTTTTCTAGTATCATGAGCAGACTTTAATCTATCTCTATTTTTCTTCTTTGCTTCTGTTTGAACTTCAGCTGCTGGATCTTCTCCGTCTGATTCTATTCTGCTCTTTCTGAATTTTTGTTTGCTATCTTCTACACATTGTGCTTTTTGTTCTTCTATATCCTTATCGCTAAGATTAAATATGTTTTTGTATACCCACTCTTCAGATAACATTTGATTAGTTCTTGCAGAATCTGCCAATCTAACCTTAGATTCCCATAATTCTATTTTTTCTTGTTCATATATTGTTGATGGATTTGTTAATTCTAAACTAAAGTCTACTAGTTGTTCGTCCGTGTATCCTTGTGAATATAGGTGAACAAGCCCTATTTTTGTTAATTCACTAACAACTATTTTTTGTATTCTTTCAATTGTTCTAGCAAATCTAACATCTAATGCTGCTAGTGTAGCTTTTCCATCTACTCCTTCTTCATATCCTAAGAAAGATTTAGGTACTCTTAATGCAGCAAGCATTCTATTTTTAAGATATTCTATATCTTCTGTTCCAGTCCATTCTAATCCACCTAAATCATTTATACTTGTACCACTGTTTCCACCTCTTGTAGGTAAATAAAAATCTTCTAACATATTTTGTAAATTAAATTTAAGATTATAATCTCCAGTTTGATCGTCCATATATGGAGTTTTTTTCATCCTATTAATTACTTGTTGCATGTATGTGTCAACTTCAGCTGGAGGAATATTACCTATATCAATATTAAATACTCTTTTTGCAGGAGCCCTCATAATCCTATGAATCATCATTGCATCTTCCATAAGACTCAATTGTTTCCAAGTTTTTCTAGCTGCTTCCATCATTGATTTTCCGTAAGGTAACCAGTTTGTATCATTTAACATTCTAAAATGGGCAACTTCATAATTTTCATAGTACGTTTTTGCTGTTGATGTTGAATGTATATTTGATTGACCTCCAGCAAAAGATGGGTCATGCATAAATCTAACATATTCTGGTTTTTCAGGATCTGTTCCTTCTTCTCTAATTACCTCATATACAGATATTGGTTCAACATTAACTACACCAACCTTTTCTAAAATATCTAATTTAAGATAGAAATCACCGTATTTACACATATTTCTAATCCATGGCCAAAGATTAAATTCAATATTTAATACATCATAATAGAGATTTCGCAATACTTCCTGTATTTCTTGATTACTACTATTGATTTGTAGTACATCTCCATACTCGTTCTTCATTGTTGATTCATCTGAATATATATCTAATGCAGAAGAAATTATAGAATCTGAATCCATAGATTCATAGTCTGTAAAAAGGTCTAGTCTTAGTTGTGCAAAGGCTTGTGAAGGGGAATATACTCCTTGAGTTTGAGACATATGAATCCTATTATATCTATCAACTAAAGAATTAGATGCTAAATTACCAACGGATTGTAGTCTTTGGGGATCAACTACTTTTAATCCTTTATCCCCTATTCTTCGTACAATTGTTGATGTTGAAAACGCCTTTTTTAATCTTCCAAAAAATGTTTTATCTGCCATATTATTTTTCCCTTTATAACCTTTTTATTTTATTAGCCATGTTAAATCTTCGTCATGACCTCTTCCTGTGTTCATTTTCCAAGGGTTTTGTCCTTGAATATTGTTTGTATATATATCACCATTAGATTTACCAATCCTACTAATTGCCAATTTATCTAATTCTATTCCTTGTTGCCTTAATTTAAGGGCAGTATCTCTAACCCACATAGCTATACCAAAAGCCATAACTAAATCATCATTATAACCTCTCTGTGCTTGGGCCTTACTACCATTCCAAATAAATACTCTTAATTCTTCTAAAAGCCTTTTTGATTTAACAATGCACACTTTTTCTCTTAAATAAATATCAAGTTTGGAAATTAAAAGTGGTCTAGTTTTTGAAGATGTTGTAAAACCTGGGGTCATTTGTGACTTATCTTTTAAATCATATCCCCTGGTTAATTGGGTTGTTGCATCAACTACCCCATCTTGCTTATATGTATAATATATATTTTTATAGTCTCTATCAATTGCACTTTGGATTGCTCCAAATCCTACACTAGCATTTTCAATTATTAATAAAGCGTCATTATATTCTGTTGCTACACCGACCAACATATTTCCAAAGTCTTTAGGTGTTAATTGTCCTCTATATTCTGCAACTTGAGTTACTGATTCTATATCAATAACATGGAATGTTGAAAAATCACTACCATCACCTCGTGCGACATCGGCTACTACCATATAATCTTTATTGTAATTACAAGTTTCCCATATCCAATAATTTCCATCAAAACCTCTTCTTTCAATTGGATCTTGTTGGTGGGTATTTGAATACCATTCTATTATGGCTGGATCTACAACATTATGGCCAGAGGATACAAAATCGCAATCACATTCTTGAGCAGCCATTTTGGGCCCTAACAATTCATCTTGTTCAGCTCTCCAGTCTTGATTTCTTTCAGGGTGAACTGACCAATGTAATTTTATTGTTTGAAAATTATTAGATCCTTCTTCTGCTTTTACCCATGTTTGATGAAACCAATTACCAATACCATTTGGTGTTGATAGAGCTATACACTTTCCACCAGTAGCCAACGTTTGTTGTGCTGAAGCCCATATCTCGTGTATTTTATCAATAAAAGCTGCCTCATCTATAATAAGTAGTGAAAGTGCTTCAGATCTACCTGCATCACCAGAACTTGAAACTGCCTTTACTTGAGAACCATTTTTAAACCTTAAACTTAATTTGTTATCCTCTACCGTAGTTCCCTTTAACCAGCTAGGCAAATATTCATGCATTTCTCTAACCTTAGTTACTAGGTTTTTTGCTACATCTTGTTTAGTAGCAATAACAAGAACATTTTTGTCTTGGTGAAACAACATAAGCCAAAGTGAATATCCAGCAGATATGGTAGATATACCAAGCTGTCTAGATTTTAAGATAATATTATAGTCGTTGTGTTGAAATTCTTCTAAGGTTCTTTCTTGAAAAGTATATAAATCGAATGGTATTCTTCCTCTAGTAGGGTGTTGTATTTGGCAATACTTTTTCATAAAGTATACCGGATCATGAACGCACTTAAGGTATTCTTCTTTAATTATGTGCTTTATAGACTTTGTCTTCTTCATATATATAAATATATTTTTAGGACAATTTTAATACTACTTCTTTATTCTTTTTTCGAAACTTCTTCCGCCAAAATATGCACCTATTACAGTTATCAATACCAGTTGTAATAAATCAGTCCATTTCTCTTCTACATTAAAAGATACTGCTCCTGCGTCAATAAATATCATTAATACAGTACATACAACTAAAAATATAAGTACCATAGGTCTAACGTTTTTAGATAACCAAGAATCGGAGTTCATATCTGCTTTCCATCTATCAGTTATGTTTGCCTCCATTTTAGTTTCATAATCAGATACTAGCTGTTGTATTTTTTGTTCTGCTGCTAATTTTTCTTCTTTTGATGTATGTAAATTATCTATAACTCCACCTACACCTTTTACTAGGTCTGCTGCTCCACCTGAAAATAACTTTGTTAATATACTCATAACTTTTCTCCTTTATTTTTTAGTATTCGAATGGTGGTGTTCCATAATCTTTTTGCTGTATTCCGTACCAAGTTTTGCCAACTTGATAATACCACCAACCATGCTTATTGTCTTCTATAATTTTAAATTTACCCTTTGGTAAAGGTGAATCTTTTTTAGAAGCCCTGGCTATATATTTTAATACTGGTACCCCATCATCCCAAACTTTATCTGTTTTTCTAGCCTTTACAGATTTTCTATTTTCTGTATTAGTTGCCATTTGTAGCTTAAATGTTTTGTCATCACCTAAAAAACTTTTCCAAACATCTTCATTTAATCCTTCCTTGTTTATTTTTTTAGCAGCTTTAACAGCATCTTTGTGTGCTTTAGAATTTTTATGCGCAGGTTTTTCACCACGTTTTCTTTTAGCATGTATATTAGCCCAAAGACCTTTACTTTTTTCCATCAAATCATCTTCAATAGGTTCTGAGTGAAGCGCTTTATTAAATTCTTTTTCAGCCTTTACAACATCTTTGTGCATTTTGATTAAAGCTTTCTTTAACCTTTCTTTTTTATTAGGATCTTTTTCTGAAACAAATTTTTTCCTGAGCTGTTGCTGGTTAAGTTGTATCTTTTTATAGGTTTCTATTGCCTTAGTAAAGTTTTTTGTAATACTTTCAAGTATTATTTCAGCCAATTCTTCGTTTATTATCTGTTGTATATTCATATGTTTAATCCCAAAATATTATTTTTCCAATTATACCAATTAAAGCAATCCAAACAGACCATAATACTCTACCTGTAGATTTTCTAAATTCTGTGTTTTTATTTACTCTAGCTATAGTACCATTATCTGGGCCTAAAAGGGTTTTTTTAATCATAGAAAGATCTTCTTGCATTCTTGCTTGATTTGCTCTCATATATTCCACATCTTGCTTTACTAGTTTTATATCACTGTGTAGTTGTTCATTTGTTGGTTTTGTCATAGTTTTCCCGAGTATATTAAAATCTGATAATAAATATCAGATACTTAATCTTTATTTATATCTAACCAATTTTCTTTTATTTTCAATTCTATATCACTTATTCGCCTATTAACCTTTTCAACTATTTTTTGCTTGTCTTGGTTTGACCAAGATTCTATTTTACCCCGTTCCGTTACAAATCCTTTTCTATTTATAGAAGAAATAAAGTCAATTGCAGTTGCTTTTATATCCTTTAACCAATCAACATAATTTGCAGCAAGTTTTTTATTTTCATAATCTTTATATTTTCCAGCAGTTTTTAATTCACTTTCATGGTCAAAAACACAAGTACAACATTTATTATATAATTTCCACATTTTTTTATCTAATGTTTCTTTCATTAATCTTTTGCAATCTGGACAAAATAATGGAACTAAAACAGATTTTCTAGCCTTTTTTAATTTTGTTACTGTTTGTGTTATTCCATTTTTTATAGTCCAAGTTTTTCCTTTTTCTTCCCAAACATCTCCTTCAACATGTTCTCTTTCATGTTTTCCATAACCAACCTGTATTTTTGTTTTATCGCCAAATTTCTTTGTTGCTAAATTTCGCATTCGTTGTACTTTTGCTTCACTTATTGCTTTTTTCATAACCTTTTCTCCTTAAAATGTCATCATACCAGTAATTTGGTTTACTGGTGCGAATGCACCTGTTAATTTATATGTGTTTCCTTTATATATAAAAACTAATCCTTCACTTGGAATTATAGTTTTAAATCCTCCAATTGCTGCAATTTTTTTCAATTGTTGAGTCATCCTGTTTAGCTTTTTAAGGTCTCCACCCTTTCTAACATCACTAATTGCTTTTGCAACTTGTTTTCGCATGTTTTGTATAGCTTTATCTGGATTTGCGGCCAAAAATCCTTCTACATTTTTAAGTACTTCAGCACCTAATTCAAAAAATAATGATTCAAATGGAAACATATTTTTTTTAACTTGATTTGCATGTTTTAGTTTATCAAATTCTTTTGCTTTTTTAAGCATATCCTCGTCTGTAAAGTTCTTTTTGTCTAGTCTAAATGATTTGTCAAAAAATGCCCAACGTTTAACCAATCCCATTTTAATTGTATTATCAACACCTTTCATTTTTTTATCTACAAAATCTTCCCACCAGGCCTGATGATATTCTGCAAATGTTGATGAGTCTTTCATATTAAACTTTTTCATTAACTTATTTAATTTTCCAGTAAAATATGGCTTTTTAGCAGAGTAGTCTTGGTGAGGATTCATTTTAAGAACTTTAGGACCAATAATAGAAAAATTCTTTTGTACTTTTTGATTAACTTGTGATATCATTCCTGCAAGTATTCTTGCTCCATCAGCAACTGAACCAATAGCTTTTCCACCATTATATTTTAATACATTATGAAACTGTAGATATGGTGCATCATAGGTAATTACATTTGCAGATGCTGGAAACATAATTTCCATGTTTACCCAGTTATTACCATTATCAAATATTTTTTCTTGTTGTTTTTGGCTTAAACTCCCAATAGCTTTTCCTAAATCTTGCATCGCAAAAGTAAAGGCTTTTTCTATATTACCCCTACCTTTAAACTTTGCAGCAACGGCTTTGTAATCCATTCCACCCTTTTTAAGGTCTCCTGTGTTTCTTGCTGCTAGCATTTTTCCATTCCAACTAATAAATAGGTTTTGGCCATCTGTTTTTTCTGTTGCAGCTTTTTCAAGATCTAGGTTTCCTTGGAGAGATAAGTTTATAATATTTTTAAAGTCACCAAACGTTAAACCTCTATCATCAAATGGATGAGACATATGACCATAGGCTCCTCCTTCAGTTAGTAATATTTGATCCACAAGCCAAGTACTTAAAGATTCGTTTGCTTCATCTTTATTTACCTTTAATTTTGGTATATTAGAAATGTCTATTTTCTTTTTTGATTTTTTTTGTTTTTTAAGAACCATTTGTATTTTTAGTATATCATCATCTTGATTTTGTGGTTCTTCTGGGCTTGATTGTACTTCATCACCTGCTCCTAGAAAATCTAAAAATTTATATCCAGCAACTTGAGCTATATGTTTTGACCACTTTGCCCATCTGTCATATGCAGTTCTACCTATTTTATCTGCAAGATAGTTTGTTCCAGCTAAACTCCCAGGTACACCCGTTGGATAATATGAAACTGCTCCTGTTGGACCACCAGTAAAATCTTTTTTAAATTTTGTATCGTGTTGAAAAAATTCTTCTTCACCTGCAATATAATCTATAACAGCAAAACCCATCCTTTCTGCTAAATCTTTATTTGTTTTTCTATATGATTTTTGGGTACCAAAGAAATATCTAGGACCATCATCAGCATCATTAGAGCCTGGTTGTGAGGTTGAAGCTTCTTTGATTATACGTACAATATTACTATCAATACAAAAATTTTCAATAGTTTCATTTAATTTTTCTAATTTATTAACTATTAAGTCATAGTTTTTAGTGTGGCCAAATATTCCTTTAAAGGTTTTAAGTTTTTCTTTCTTATCTAATGATTTATCCCCTAAGGCTTTTCTTATTGCTGTACCACTCATTTCTCCGTATCCTGGTACCTTTAATGAAACATGTGGAGCTATATATGTATATGCACCATCTTTATATCCAATTTCAGCCTTACCTTTCCATGGCCTAAAAAACTTACCTGAATCAAGTCTTCCAGCATCTTTTTTACCGACAATAAATACTGCCGCAGTTGTTTTAGGGTCATATTTCTTTAGTATTTCGGTTGCTTGATATGTATTTTTTACCTGTTTTACTTTTGAAATTCCATGAGACTTAATTATTTTTTTCTTTTCTGCAAATGAAAATGGAGATTTTGGAAGCTCAACTTTGGCACTAGTTGCTACCCATACTTCATCAAATTTTGAACTAACATTTTTATATACTCGTGCATGATGCTTTCCCATAGGTTGAAATCTGCCTGGATATATTGCTATAACCTTAGTTATATTTGTATCCTCTATAAGAATTTGCTCGGCTAAATAATTTCCTAGGCTCACTTTGACTTTCTCATTTGTATTTCTTTTTTTATCCATTTTTTAGCTAGATGATTTTGTATTGGTCTAGTAATAAATTCTCGGGCGTTTGCCTTTACAACATCTGCAAAATCTTTTTTTTCTGAATTATCTACTACCAGCATGTTACTAGATCCAAATAGTGATTGGAATTTACCCATATTATTGTTTACAGCTTGCCAGGCTTTTTTTACCAATTCAACAGGCAATTTTCTATCCCTATTGTAATTTCTTTCTATTGCAACATCTAGGTCTGTATTTACAAATATCATAAAGCAATCATAGCCTACGTCCTCTAGTTTTTTCTTTTGTTTTGCAATATTAGGATAATTTTTACCAGTACCATCAATAAGTAGTCCAAGTCTTCCATTAATATAATTTTTAAGTGCGGCATCTCTAACCTTTTTACTTTTGGTTCTTAATAGCATTGCTAGTTTATGGTCATCAACGTCTAGTTTTGCTATATCTTTACTAAGGCCATTCATTTGTAAGTATGTTTCAAAATATTTATCACTATTAACAGATTTTAATCCTTGCGCAGAAACATGCGGCATTTTTTCAGGCATACCAAATAAACTTGTTGCAGCAAATGATTTTCCACTACCAGGACCCCCGGCAGTAAACACAGCTTTAAAAATTCCTGGGTCGTATACGCCCTCGTTTAATATATCCTTTAGTTTAATCATATATTATAAATATAGAATTTTTAATTATAATTCTATTTTTCCTTCCTTTAAAAATACTTTTCCATCTCTTAATGTTAATTTACCAGGAGGGGGAGTATAGCCCACCATTAAATATATAAATGTACTTACAAGTGCAATTCCTCCTTGTGGTTCAATTGGATTACTCAACTTGACTTTAATGTTTTCTAGATCTGTTATATTCCAGGTTTTATTCCAAAGAGGAATTGATGAAGGTATTATTTCTATAGTATCTGCAGAGTTTGGTGGATCTACAATAAAGGCTGGTGTATATGTACTAGTTGAATGATTCCATATTTCTGCCTGTATAGTTGCAGATTCAGCTCCAAAACCATTTAAAAGGACTATACTTAAACTAGTTATTGTTGTGCCTGAAATAAGATTATGGTTACTTGGATCAGATACTTCCATAGTTCCATATCCAACCGATTTTCCTAAATCTACATAAAAAGGATTTGAGTCGTTTATAATTGCAGACGTCGACCCATTAAGTGCATGAGGATATCCTCCATTTACTGTACTAAAAAATATATCAATATTAGGCATAACTATTTTTAATCTACATTAAATTCAAATACAGAGTTCCAATATATAAAATAATCGGTACCATCTGCGGCGGCTGATGTTAGGGCTATTTGAATTTTGTCTCCTTTATCAAATATTGCAGCACCATTAAAATCAATATCAACCATAGTATCTTGTGGGTTAACGGTTGCTGTACATGTAGCAGCTGATACTATTGACCCATTTAGGTATAATTCGAAAGTAACAACGCCTATTTTATTTCCTCCTAAACTTCCAGCAGCTGTAAATTTTCTGATTTTTCCGCCATATGGGGGATGATAACGAACATACCCATTACCTACTTGTGTATTTTCTTTATCTCCAGTACCAAATGAAATATAGGTTCTAGTTTGATGATCTGCAGACTTTTTATAACTTCCATGCATGATATGAATTATTCCGGTCCCTGTTCCTATCATAGAACCAGAATACATTAAATTATTTGCACTTCTAGAACCTGTTATATCTGTAGAGCTTGAAACATATAATAAATTTGAAGTTGTTGAGGGAGAAGTTGAGGGTAAATATAAATCATCGGCTGTTACTGTTCCACTTGCACTTATATTTCCTGATGCTGTTACATGAGCATCTAAATGTATTCCTTGATCAGCTATTACATTAACAAAATTATCTCCGTCAATGTTTATATAATTGTCGGTACCTTTTATTAATTGCCTTTCTCCTGCAGCTGAACTCCATTCTATAGTACCTAATTGAGGTAACATTAAACCACTAGCTGTTACTGCTCCACTTGCACTCATATTACCAGAAGCTGTTATGTGTCCATTTGTTGCATGTGTTAATGTAAGATTACCTTGGTTAAGTTCTAGTTGTGAACTTCTTATTGCAGCTGGCTGTTGGTATGTTCCAAAAACCATTGTAGAGCCATTCCAAATTGCAGCATAATTATCATGAGATTTGAAACCTGTTGATAATACTTCACCACTTGCACTTATATTACCTGAGGCTGTTATATGACCCTCACTTGTATCTATTGTTAACTTTATATCATTTGATGCTATTCCTACTTCTATTGAATCATTTGCAATAAGTTTTACAAATTGATCACCATCTACTGTAATGTTATTTTCATTACCTAAAATATATTGGTCATCACTACCTATTACATCGTCAAATCGTAAATATCCTCCTGCCGGGACCTGAAGATTAGCAAAATGTCCATATCCACTTGCACTTATATTACCTGAGGCTGTTATATGGAGTCCACTTGGAAAATCAATATAACTAGTATTAAAATTAGCCAATACTGTATCATTACCCTCAATTTGTACTGTATCCGAACCCATTTGTAATCCTGTATTTGCATCTCCTGTTCGGCTTATTAATGAATCTGCTTCTATTTTATTTGCCGTTATAGTTCCACTTGAACTTATATTACCTGAGGCTGTTACGTGACCACTAGTTCCTAATGTTTGTAAATATCCATTAATTAATAATCCAGTAGCAAAGGATGAATCACCCCTTAGAATAGGGGTTTGTATAGAGGAAGTAACGATTAAATCACCATTAAGTGTTGCATCAGTATCATTAATTGTAAATTGAGTTTCAGCAGTTAATGTTCCATCTCCATTTGTTGTTAAAAGTCTATTTGTGCCATCATTGGTTATAACCTCTGTTAAGTCTAATGTTAAGGTTCTATCATTATCCCCATCAAAATTAACAGCACTATTGCTAAGATCTAAACCAGTACCAATAGTTAAAGCCCCTTGAGTTTTTTCAGCAACAGATGCAGATTGAGCATACGATGAAGATATTTCATTTGTTATTTCATGAGAAGCAGATACAGCATATGAAGCTGTAACCTCTAATAATTGTATTAAAGATCCTGTTCCATCAGTAATCTGCCCACTACTAGATATTTGTAAGACTCTCTGATAAGTGTCTTGAATATTTAGGCCTGTGAAATCATTTGGTCCAGCCATTTATATAACCCCTATTTTCTTTTTGACAGTATTTTAACTACCTTGTCTATAACCTCTCCAGTTTTATTTACTGGGTGTTTGCGCATATATTCTGCAATAATATTATTTAGCTTATTTTTCTTTATAGAAAGATTATTTAGGCTTATATCTTCTCTAAGTAAAAGCTTTAGTATATTTAAAACATGATTTTTTTCAGACAAGGTTACTTTATTTCCTTTAACCTTTGATACTTTGATTTTTGGACCAATTGACTCTACCAACTGTTTATTTGATTGGGATTTTACCTCAACAGTTACCTTTTTAGATTGTTCAACTTCAAATGTTGATTCCCATGGTATAAAATACGTATCTTCAGCGATAACCTCTAGTCTAACATTTCCAGATATATTTTCATCTATTAAACCTTTTAATTTTTTTATTGGTACTTTGCATTCACCGTTATTACCAACTGTACCATTAAACATTATAGAAAATTCTGGAGTTTCAACAACTAGCCTGGCTTTGGTTTTTGTGTAGCTTGCACCAGTTAAATTTATATCACATTCAAATAATTCTGCTTTATCTGTAAATAGTTTATACATGTATATTCTCCGCTTGAATTTGGGCTTTTACGTCTTTTATTATCATTTCCACGTCTTTAATATTTATTTTAATATCTTCATTTATAATTTTAGAACCATCATAAACTTTTATACCTTTTTTTCTCATTATAAGTTGTACAAGCCTTTTCTTTTTCTTTACTTCAAGTTTGTCTACCCTTTTACGTACACCACTTGAACCTGTATTGTCACGAGTTATTTCTTCTATTAATGCAACGTCGTTCCAACTATAAGGATTATTTCCCCAGTTAAAGTCTGCGGATTCCCACGTTATTTTAGTAATATTTTGTGACATATATAAATATCATTTTTTATATTGTTATTTAATCTAAACTACTATTAGTTAACTCATTGTTATGTTTGCTGTTTTTGTTACTCTATCGTGAGTTACAGTAAACGTTAATGTATAAACACCTCTACTCAACGCAACAGTTGCTTTAAGCGTCATTCCTTCAGTATCAGATAAATCTGTTTCAGTACCCACTTTAGCATTGTTAGCAGTTATCTGACTAGCTTGTGTAGAAGTAATTCCTGTTTTTGCGTTGTTTGTAGTAATGTGTCCGGCTTGTGTAGAAGTAATTCCTGTTTTTGCAGAATTAGCTGTGATTGCTGAAGCTTGACTAGTTGTTATTCCAACCTTTGCATGGTTGGCAGTTATACGATCTGCTTGAGTAGAAGTAATTCCTGTTTTTGCATCATTTGTAGTTACTCTAGATGAAAAAGACTGTGATGTTATGTATAAGGTTTTTATGTCTCCTGCAAATGAACCAGATCCTGCGTCATTGGCATTTATTGCATCTGTTATATCATCTATTTGGGATCGCAACAACTCCATTGCTTTCCATTCTGGATCTATTTGTATATCTGGATCAGTAAAGAATTTTTCTTCTGGTGATCCATCTTTATTTCCACCAGATCCAAATCTATCTGATATTTTTGTTTTTTGTCTTGACATATTATTACTCCGTTGTTATTCCATCTAGTCTATAATTAAATCTCCAGGCCTGAGTTCCAGTACCTTCATTTTTCATCATTACAGCTATTAGTTCGTGTCCTGGGTTAGGGGTAAAAGCCTTACTACCAGTTATGTTTATGTGATATGAGTGTTGACCACTTCCATTTGTTTCGCCGTCTGCAATACCATGTAATGATTGAGAGGCTGCAAACCCCATAGAAACATTTGAATTACTATCACTATCGATACTTCCAGTATAAATCCATATAGTTGGGTTTTGCGATGAACCACATCTTTGATTTGATTTTAAAGTTACGTCTTTAACACCACATGGTATTATATGTAAGTTGTTGATATATTGCGGAGGTATAGCGGTTGGGTCTGATACCTGTACAGTCCAAGTATTACTAACTAATCCATTTGAACCACCATAAAAATATTTGTTTTGTGTTGGAGTAGATATATTTGCAGATGCAAGTGCTATATTAATTCGTTGTCCTACAAAACTACTTGCACTTATAATTGATGCTGTTACAGGAGATTGAAGGTTTATAGAGGTACCAATTATATCTGTATCTACTGCATCATTTCCTACCTGTAAATCAGAAGATGTTAACCATATATATTTAGCCCCATTTAATTTGAAGCCTGTAACTGATGTTGTAGAATTATAATAATCGGCTGTTATGTTTCCATCTGTTGAAATATTGCCAGTTGCTATAATGGCCCCACTTGCACTTATATCGCCTGATGCTGTTAGGTTTGTAAATGTTTGTAAAGAGCTTGAGTAAACACCACTTGGTAAATTTGCTTTAACATTAGTTGCATCTACATTATCAGCACCTTCTTCAATGGCATCTAGTTTATCTTTTAAAGTATTTGTAAAGTCATTAGCAGTTTGAGCAGGTAAATTTGTTAGATTAGCCCCATCTCCTGCAAATCTTCTTCCAGTAATATCACCACTTGCACTTATATTAGAACCCGTTATATGGGATGTAGCATGTATATCGCCTTCCACACGTAATGTTGACCTAACTACTGGAGGTACAGATGCTCCAATTAATAGTTTACCACCTACAGTAAAATCATCTGTTATAAGACCATCATCAGAAATTATTAATCCTTCACCATATAATATACCACTTGCACTTATATTACCTGAGGATGTTATGTGTGTTCCTGTAAATCCAGTTGATGATTGAATTTGACCACCAAAAGTTCCTATAAAGGCATCATTAAAACCATTAGGGTAAACTCTATTACCAATTATATTTCCACTTGCACTTATCTGCCCTGAGACTGTTACATGAGTGGAAAAATGATTGGCTTGAGTTGAAGTTCCAAAATAATTAATATCATTATCATTATATGCTACTTGATTTCCATTTGAAACAAATCTATCCGCGTATACATTACCACTTGCAGTTATATTACCTGAGGCTGATAATGCTGTTAGAGATACATGAACAGCTGTTCCAAATGTAGCTTTAGCTGACGGTCCATCAAGTTTAAGCATTGTGTTGCTTGATGCGGCCTCTCCTAATGATGATGCAACATTAAAATTCAATGATCCAACCGTACCTACTTCTGTTGTTTCTATACATTCTGCAGATATGGCTGCCATTTCTCCTGATGATCTTTTGTTAAGAGAACCAGATTCTTGTATCCATCTTATAGAACCAAGAATGTCACCTTCTAACAATCTAACTGGTAAAGCCTTTGTTCCTCTAGCAAACTTTAATATAATTTCACTTCCAGTACTGGCACCATCGGTTTCAAATGCAAATGATTCGAAGTTTCCTTCGTCATTCATTTCAACACCTCTATCCTTACTTTTTTGTTTAAATTTAATTTTGTCTGCTTTAAATTCTATTTCTTCTTCTGGATTAGTTGTTCCAAATCCTATACGCCCTTGATCACCTGATGAAGTAAAATATATTCCTGAATGGCCTGATCCTGTAATCATAAATGAAGAACCAGATCCACCTTCTTCTGGATCAGGTTGTATAACCATTGCAAAGGATTCACTAGTATAATGTTTAAAATTAGAAGAGGAAACTGAACCAGAAAGAAGTATTGCAAACGATCCTGAGACTATTTGGAATCCTGGAGATGCTGGATCTGCCATAAGTCCACCTGGAAACTGTATAATATTCTTTGATGCAGGACCATCTGTAAAATCATTTGATGCATACATTAATTTTGATTCTGAGTCCCACCACACAAAATAATTATTATCATT